GTGGGTTAGTGTATAATGGTTCTAGACGTTTCTTCTTGAATCTCATTGGAATTTTTATGATGTTAGAAAGATAGAACTTTTATCATCATAAATTGCGATATTCGCAGTTATAGAATATTATCAATCACGTTGGTAGCTGTTGGATTATATGTTGGGTTAGCAACTATATCATAGTAAGTATATCTGAACGAAACCGTTGCCGTTACAACCTCAACCGAAGAATCTGTTGTCCTCAACGAAACGTCGCTTAGTGATGTTGGGAATAAATCCTTGAAAGATACGGTAATATTTGGATTAACCGAGTTGGTCATTATGATAAGTGTGCCGTCTGATACGGTTCCTTCTGTAGAATCCTGTAGTTTCTTGTATTGGTTTCTTTCCTTGCCAAGGTGTGTAGGCGCAAGCCCACGCATCCAGTTGTATATTTCTCTCCAATTATTTAACGATTCATCTACTGCAAACGATAGTGATAATTCGTTATACTCAAGATTATCTCCAGGGATTGATGCCTTTCCTGTTGCGTATTCCCTAGAAGAATCACCAAGACTTATTCCAGGCAGATTGACTTCCTGAACGAACCAGTTGATATTTGGGCATCTGTTAATACCGAACGAAAATCCTGTTGTGGATAGGGTATTTAAATTACCGACTTTCTGAGAACTTGGCATATATTTACGTTTGTTTAGTTTGTATAACTATGTATTTATAATGGTTTCTTTTTATAGGTGCCTCTTTTCTTTCCAGTCATCATCTCACTTCGTTTTTTTCTTTCGTCTGGTCACTCCAACGCTTCTTTTGTGCTATAGATAATTTCTCTATTTCCGTTGGGTCTTCGTATCTTTTTATATTTTCATCACTTGTTCTTTTCCTAGCGTCAGGATTTTCATAATATAGTTTTCTTGCTATAGACTTCTTTCCCTTCGTCTCTATTGTATCTGTTTTGCCACTCATAGGATTATAATCACCAAGCATCAATAATCTCCTTCTTTCTATTTCTTCTGGGTGTTCTGCATAGTATTTTAGTCTTGATTCACGCATTTTCAACTTAGTCTCATCAGACTTCCTATCTCCTGATCCTACACTGTTCAATCCAGTTTCTATTATTTTATTAGCCCAATCATTTGATTTTACTATATTATTTTCTTCCGAAAATGTAACGGCATACCGAACGCAATCTTTTATGTCTATGAATAGTTTGTGCCAAGTAGTTACAATATGTTCCTTACCATGAACTCTTATATGGTCCTTCCAATGCCCTCCAGAACCTAAGTATTTTTTCAGTAGATATTTTTCAGTTCCAGTTGTTTTACCGAAATATTTTAACCCTGTTACAGAGTGTTCTTTGATATAGAGGTAAGTTGGTTTGAAAGTTCCATTATATGATGTTATAGTGGATTCTATGAGAGTTTTCGCATAAATAGCAGTGTTGGACATAATAGTCTCTGATTATTGTTTGAATGTCTAAGGCTACTGGGAATGTCGAGTTCCGTGAGTAGCATCCTTTCTTCTATTTATATAAAATATTTTTAGACAACAAAAAACCACCCTTGTGAGGTGGTTTTTTGTTTTACCTAATAAAATAAGGTTTTTATACCTATTAGATTAAATTATTTATGACCGAGATACGATAGTACCTATTCTTGTGTTTCTTTCCTGCAAGATCGACTGGTGCAGATGCATGTAGTTCTCTTACGAATGTTGAACCAGAGAAAGGATGTTCTGTCATGCCATAACGAGTCTTGAAACCAATTGCTGGCTGGAACGTATCTGGATTCTGTGAACGAACCAACTGAAGAGGAACGTAAGGACAATAGAACAATCCTGCATCATATGGGGAAGAACCTTTGTAACCTACTGTGTAGAAGTTCTGTCCAAGTACGGTATAAGGATCAACGAATACCTTAAGGCGACCACCAAGAGTTCCTGCGAACGTGCTTGTTGTTTCGTCTGGTACTGAACCAAGACTTGCCTGTGGAGATACAGCTGTTGAGTAATCAAGGATACCTGCAAGAGAAAGAGCAGATGCAGTTTCAGCATCAACGATGATGAAGTTACCTTTACCACGTCTTGTTTCTTTTGCGATTGCGATACAATCTCTCTCGATCAAGAACTGAAGACCTCTCCACTGTTCTGCAAAGTAACGGCCATTGATGTCACCACCAGTAACGTTGATATTTACAGCACCAGAGTTGTTTGTTCCACCCGGTTTAGCGATAGTGTAGATAATACGAGTTCCTTCACGGTTGATTTCACCCAAGATTTCTGTTGAAAGGATGTTAGATAGTTCTGATTCTGCATCAAGGTTATGAACTGCCTTAAGATCCTGTGCCAACTCAAGTGTGTAATCCGCTCTCAACCTACGAGTCTGAACATCAACGGATGTTTTCTCGATTGTGAAGCCCATCTGTGGCCAAGCCGCATCTGACTCACCTGCTGCTGTGGTAATACCGATACCTGCATCGAATGCATCAAGTGCATTGTTTGCTGTTCCAGGAAGTGATGTTGAACCTGTTGCAGTTGTTTTACCTGAATATTTGGAGTTTGCTTCGTTGAACAATGCTTCTGAAGTGAATGCAGAAGAAGTGTTTGCGTAACCTGATCTCAATGCAAAGATAAGCCCTGTAGGCATTGTAAGAGGCTGAACACCCATAGTATCGAAAGCGATAAGCTGTGGGATACTTCTACGAATAAGTGAAATTAGAATCGGTGTGAAGTTTGAAAGACTCTGACCTGCATTGTCGCCCTGCCCACCCGATGTTGCATTACCTGTGAAGTTATCACCAGCTACGTTGCCCTCAAAAACCATACCCTGATTGCTCAACACTTTCTCGGTAGTTTCTAGGATAGTAGCAGTAACACTCTTCTTTAGATTATCTGTGATAGGGTCAAGTGCCTTGTGATCCAAGACAGGCGCCCATTTTTTAATAAGTTGCTCTGTTAAATGTTCCATGTTTTGTTTTTTGTATTGTTATTCGAATACTCTTTGTTACTTAATAAATTTTGATACTGCATCTACGTATGAACTCATCTTCTTGTCTGATACGATTACATTTTCTTTCTTAACAAACAATTCACCTTCGTCAATAGAAACTGATTCTACTACAGGTGCATCTTTATGTGAGAAATAAGACTCCTTGATTTGTGATACTTTCTTTGTGAAATCTGTTGCGTTCTCGAAATCAACACTCTCTACAAGTGATTCAAGTTTCTCAATCTGTGTGTCGGCAAGACCCTTTGAGATTTCTGAAACAATGATACCTTTCTTAAGGTCTTTGATTTCTGCAATAAGCTCAATGTTCTTCTGTATTGCACTCTCGAACTCTTCCTCAATTTCTACCTTCTCTTCAGAAACTTTAGCAAGAATATCTTCTTTGCCTTCTGGGATTTCGATATAACTCTCAATGAAAAGGTTCTTTAAACCAGCGATGAAACCTTCTGTAATCTCATTACGGACTCCAGTTTCGATAGCAAGTTCATTTTCCTTCATCCACTCTTCTACAACATAGTCAAGATATTTGTCGATTTTCTCTGTAAGTTCTTCTGAAACTGTCTCGACTTCTTCCTCAACGATATCGTCAATTGCTTCTTCTACCAATGTTTTGTATGCATCAACCTGACGAGCTACTGCTGCCTCGAAAATAAGGGTTGCTTTTGCTTTGAAGTCTTCTGTAAGTTCTTCACCAGCAAACATAGCGGTAACATCTTCTGTAACCGAAACTTCTTCGATAGATGAATATTTAGCATCAATCTTACCGATTTCTTCGATACGTGATTTTACTGTCTCTGAGTATGACTCTTTTACTTTCTTCTTACAAGCCTCTTTAACTGGCTTCTTGTCTTCTTCATCTTCATCTTCAGAATCGTCTTCTTCGTCTTCAGAATCATCTTCTTTTTCCTTAGAATCGTCTTTTGAACCCTTCTTTTTTAGTTTGCTGAAATCGAAACCCTCTTCGACATCTTCGACTTCCTCTTCCTCTTCGACTTCTTCCTCATCAACTTCTTCTGTCTCTTCAACATCCTCGTCTTCTTCTGTTGATTCTAGAATTGCCTTGTAACCATCTATTCCAGATTCTCTGAGTTCTGTAAGAATAGTTGCTATTGATTTACCATCTACTTCTTCTACTATTGCTGCCGCCTCCTGAAACAAGGATAGTTCCTCGCCTGATAGTCCTTGACTGAGTTTAGAAATTATTGTGCTCTTATACATCTTTTTTCCCTTTAATTTTTGATTTTGCGCAAAATCTTTATTGTAATAACTATTTATAATATTTTATTTTTCTGTATTTTTATATCTAAAAACACTATTCTTATGTTTTTTTCCTTACCATTACAACAATTATATATATGAGAAGAATTAAATCCTTGGGATATAAATATATTATATTCACCTTCTTCTATATATTCTCCATCCAAACTAATCCTTTCTATTATTAAACCTTTGCCGTATAAAACATCTCTAACCAAATCCCCATGACCAACCGGTTTTTGTTTACCTTTTTGTGATATACTACTATTCATTTTATATGAATCACTTCTACCAGAATACCAACCATCAATATCATCACCAAACACCCTTTTTTCATCTTCTCCATTTGTAACCCACCTACCATGCAATACCTTTCCTGATTTATCTGATGTATTTGTTAGTTTGTGATTAAGACCATTTACGCCAATAACATTATACTTTTCTTGAAAGAACCTTTCTCTGTCATTCAAAGAAGATGTGTCACACTCTTCTATTATCTCAAATATATGAGAATCTGAACCGTATTTTCTTAAGGAATTATGTAATTTTTTATTGTCTTTAGACAACTTATGTTCATTCCACCTCTTTACTATGTTTATTGATTGCCCTATATATATCTTTCCAGAAGGAGACGTTATTTTATAAATTCCCGTATAAATAGTTTTAGACATTTTAATAACTCCATTTTATTGATTTGTTTAGACTTTGGGGAACATTAGTAGTGTTTCCCATTGTTGTTTTTTATTTACTTATTTTATTTGTTTTATTGATTCCCTTCTGACTCAACCCCAATTTATGACCTCTCTTGTATGCTCTTGGATTTTTACCAGATAATTCCTTCTCATCGTGTGGTTTTCCTGCCTTTCCATCTATAAACCCCTTCAATGATGCTTTTTCCAATGCGCCTTCAACAAGTTCAAGTGAATAATCTTCTTTTATCAAGAAATAATCGGTCTTGGTATTATTCCTACCATCTGATTGTCTGACAGAAAGATACTCGCCGAATGGTCTAATAGAATAACTGAATGCACCTTTATAAACAGATACATATCCGTTCTTTAGTGCCGTCTCTTTGTTGTCGATACTATACTGACCAGTTTTAGTGTATTTCTTATGGATAGCGTCATAGAGTTCTGGTGACATTTTATACCCCTTTCCTGACCTCACTATTGAATTCTGTGCTACTTGGTCTTGAAATGATAGTGAATCCTTAGAACCTATTTTTATTTCATTTATTTCTGTTTCCTCTGTCTGGCAATCGCCTGTATATAGTTTCTTACAAGCAACATTCATACCAGCTCTTCTTTTCTTTCTTTTCTCTGGAGTATCACTTGTTTTGAATGCGTTCTTCTTGCCTCTCACTATACCCAATCCCGCTTTGTAAATGTAGTTTTTTAGAGTGGTATCTTTCAACTCATCAAGTTCTATTTCCTCTTTCTGTGTCAATTCCTTCTTCCAAACGTGACCAGCTAACGACATTTTTTTGTTATCTGATTTATTTTTCTGTAAATCATGAAGTTTTTTCCTAGCGGCGTTTGTTGTATGATGTTCGTTACCATATTTGGTAGATAACTTTTCTACTTCTTTAGCCTGTTTTGAGATTTCACTTTCATCAAGTTCTAACTCTTCTTTCACTTCTGGTTTTCCAGAGGTTACTTTACTCAACTGATCCATATCAACCGATAGAGGTTTCTTACCTCCACGATTTACAGATACTTTATTTCCCTTTATAGAGAGTATCTTTGCTAGCCCTATTCTTTGACCAGAACCATCACTGACCATTACTTGTTGCCCAACTTTGAACTCTTCACTGAAAAGGTTCTCTGACATAGACTGCTTCTTTTCTTCAATACGAACAAGAACCTTGTCGTGAAGAGTAGATATAATATCTTTTTTGAAATCTTTGAACATATTAGTCTGCGTTAGTGTATGATAATGCGAATGCTAGTTTATTCTTATCCCCACCTAATTTTTTTAGGAGTTCTTTCTTGCCTACTTCAGTGAAATCCTTTTTCTTGGAATCCCAATTAGCATAAACATCGGATACTTCTGCCTTTATAGAATTTATCTTTTTCTTCTCTTCTTTAGAGAGAGAGAGTAACCTTTGATACTACTCCTGCAAATGACTCGTTATTAGTTTCTTCGTTCACCTTTTTCAACTTATCAGCGGTTTTCTGTGCGTCTGTCTGTGAAGCATGAACTTTTGGATGTTCAATAACTGCGTGCCCCGGTCTTTTAATAAAAACACTATATCCTTTTGGTGATTGACCCTTATCTTTCTTTCTTAATGCAACAGATTTATCAACAGAGTATGTTGTTCCTTCGCCGAAATATTCTTCTGAAATCTCAAACTCTTCTGTTTTCAACTTTTTCTCTGCTGCTTTAATACCGGATTCACGTTGTTTTTGTTTCATCGCCAATATCAATGCATCTTGGTGAT